TCCTTGATATACGCCTTTAGCGCCTCAACAATAACATCAGTTACTGTACAGCCCTCGATAGCAGCCTTCTCTTTTACGGCAGACCAAAGGTCGCTAGCAACACGGATAGTGCGTGTCGGGGTCTTAGGTGCGTTAGGCATTTGACTATATTAAACGAAGGCCGCTTCTAGAAAAGCCTTAAGTGAGCCTAAATTTAAGCTAACTCCGCCCTTATCATCAATTCCTTCTCCATCTACTACTGCGTTAGCTACAGCTAACTTTTGAGTAAGCATTGCATGTTGACGCTCCTCTATAGAGTCCTGCATTAGCAAGTCCTGTATAACTATGGTCTTCCATTCACTAGACGCTCTACGAATGCGACCGTTCCTTTGTACCGCAAGACCAGCATTCCACGGCAGGTCATAGTTAACGAGTAAGTTAGCTTGAGGCAAATCCACACCGTAGCCACCAGCATCAGAACTGACAAGGATACGAACGCTAGGATCAGTCTGAAACTTAAGTTTAGAGTTCTCTTTATCTTTTGCATTCATTTCTCCGGTATAAGGCGTAGATATATCTTGTCCTAGCGTCTCACGAATTAGGTCTACCATCTTTACATAGCTAGTAAAAATAACAACCTTGTTGCCGTCGTAATCGTCTAAGAAGTTATTAACATATTCTTTTAGTACGGAGAGCTTAGGGGTCTTAGAAAGTGCGCCCAAAAGATCTAGCTCCTTTAACTCTGCAGCGTACTTAGAAGATTCTGCAGATACAGAGAGTAGTCCTGGATGATCACATAGCATTCTTAATGACAATAGTCTAGACATGATCTTTCCGCGTACCGCGTTTTGTTGATCCTCCCCACCCTGATAATGAGAGAACAGGTCAAATGAGGAGCCAAAAGATTCGATAGCCTCATCAAGAATGGCAAGAAGGTCTCTAACTATATGTCGGTACAGTTTTGCTCCTGCAGTATCAAACGGAACCAAAATTGGTTCAGCAAAAATAGTCTCTGGAAGGTAAGGAGCCACATCAGGATCTGATTGACGTTTTCTAACGCAAGCTTCAGAGAGCGTCTTATTCAACAACTGCAGGTTGCGATACCTCTCTACCCCGCCGAAGCGATTGCGAACTATGAAAGTTTGATCAAACAGATCAAACCTTCCGAGAACTTTGGAGTCTACAAACTGCATGATGGAGTAGAGCTCTTCTGGTTTTCCGTTTTCAACCGGTGTACCAGTAAGAGCAAATTTATACGGACTAGATAACTTCTTTACATGCTTAGATCGTTTTGATCTGAAGCTTTTGATTGCGGTTGCTTCGTCGCAGACAATGAATCCTGTAGGGAGCTGTCGTACATACTCCCAGTCGTTAACAACTTGCTCGTAGTTAATAATGACGTAATCCACGAGTGAATGACCCCAGTCGAATGCTTCGGCATATTGAGCTGCTCTTTGTTTTGGCGTTCCGTCAATAACCAAAGGTGTTGAAGATCCATCTGTGAACTTCCTAATCTGATCTGCCCACTGATACTTAAGGCTGGACAAGCAGATAATAATACCAGGCTCTGTTATTAAGCCCTCATCCATAAGTCTTTCTATAGCCGCAATAGTTAAAACGGTTTTTCCAAGACCCAGGTCATAGGCAACTAACATTTTGCCACGAGTGCACATAGCATCAACCGCTTCCGGTTGATAAGGCAAAAGTGTGCCGGTGAAAGTCATTAGTTCCCTCGTATGATCGCCATAATTTCTACAATTATAGCAGTGGCAGACTTAGGACTACCGTCACGGTAAAACTCGCTTACATGAGCTATCTCGTTAATAATACGAGCTCTAAGCTGTGCCTCAGTCTCCGTAAATCGCTTTTTCCCCAAATACGCAGTGCTTAGCTTTTGTGATGCCGTACTGGATCTGCTCATACCCCATGTCTCCTATGTCCTTTATACCTGTAGAGGCATAATTAAAAAACCAACACTCAAAGCCCAGATCTTTGCTAAGAGCAAACATCTCTTTAGATGCCTTTTCTCCCGCCTTGTCAATACTAGGGTTGTCAAAGGCAAAAATCAATTTCTCAGCTTTACGAAACAAAGCAACCTGCTCTGAGCTAACGCTAGCTCCAAAAGTTGAGACGCCTTGGCCCAACTTCATAGAGCTAAGTTTTACGACGTCCAAAGGAGACTCAACTACGATCATAGTTGTAGAGGTCCAAACATCTAAACCAAAAAGAGTTGTAGATTTCTTAACTCCGGTAGGTCTGTTGCGGAAAGTCCTATTGCTCTGTCCTTTTTCTTGCCAGCCAAGTAAGTTGCCATTCTCAGGATTTCTAATAGGAGTAATCCAGGCCTCTTGACGTCTGTCCCACCTAACGCCATAAGTGCTGCAAGCAGAGTCGGTAAGTTGACGTGCCTGTAGCGCCCAATCAGGTGGAGCATCAAATACCGCAAGCCGGGCTTCGCTCATCTCAACTGGTTTTGGAAGAGAAACGTAGGATTCACGCATCTCTTCTAGTTGTTTAGTTAACTTATCAAAGTCAACCTCAACATTGGCACGAAGCCACTCCTTTGCAGCCTCAAGATCTAACCGATCCCAAGAAGTTTTTAGCTCCCTAATCTCAGCAACTAAAGTTAAAAGCGTGCCCTTGTATCCACAGGAGAAGCAATGGTGGACACCGGACTCAGAGTTCATAGACCAAGAAGGGTTGTGGTCTTCTCTACCTACACGCTCTAAGTGCATAGGGCAGTAGCCCTGAAGCTCTCGGTTACGTTGCTCTGTTAGAACACCGAGACGCAACAAAGCCTGTTGAACATCTCCATCACGGTACATCTATGAAAAATCCGCAATCACTCGATACATGACCTCAGTGTAAACCGCAGCGTTAGAAGCCAGGTCTTCTGGATGATGCAATTCCTCAGCCGTGCTTGGCCAGTTAGAGTACATATAACCACGCAAGCTCTCTGCAAACTTATCTACAAACTGATCGATGGTCATATACCCGCGTTCAATAAGCTGCTCATCTGTAGGCATTTTAAATTTAGCCATTGTGCTCTCTCCCATCGATGGGTGTAGGCGCTGTTGCAAGTGCATCACACAACGCACATTCCATATCAAGCATGTATAGAGAAATCTCCCCGTCCTCAAACATAGCCTTTACATTCCATAAAGTCGAACCGCAAACGCACACATGCAACGGAGCGTTCTTGTCTCTAAGATCTAAACTCATACTAATACCCTCTTTCGTCGTCGCATATTTCTACGTTCGTTTGGAGTCGTAGCTCCCCAGATACCTTCAAGGCTTGAATCCTTAACCGCATACACCAGGCACGCTGAGGTTAAAGGACAGCTTTGGCAGATAGCTTTTGCTTGTAGCACGGCTGCTTTGTCGTCATAGTCTTCTGGAAAGAACATCTCAGGATCCACCGACTTACATGCCTGCGTTCCATCAAACGGTACTGATTCCAAATAGAGATCCATACTCCTCGAACTTCCCCTCTTCCCAGTCCCATAGCAGATCACTTGTAGCCGGTCCGCAGTTACGGCTTGCAACAATACGTAGTTCACGAGATGTGTCATCTTCCTCGTCTTGCTTTTGCAAACCAAGGATCACATCAGAGTCTTGATAGAAAGATGATGAGTAGCCAATGGCATCTGCTGATACCTGTCGCTTCTTCATCTTCCACAACAGAACCTGAGTAGAGATAACGATAGGAAGCTTCTTAGACATAGCTAAGTGCTTAAGGTTACGAGTGATGTTGGTGAGTGCTTGAGGGCTGTTAGATTCTCCCGTAACCTCATCAGTCATCAAATACACACCGTCTACAAATACGATGTCTGGACGGATCTTATCGATCTTTGCAGCAAGACCAGTAACAGTCATTGCAGATACAGAGTCGGTCAGATAAAACTTGTGCATCTCTTCCATAGCCTTCAACTCAGCCATGTAACGATCTTCTTCAGCTTTAGTCAGGGCCCCGCGAATGAGCCGGGAGTGTGCAATGCGAGCACGCATCGAGTCGTGTCGTTGCTGCTGCTCTAAGTTGGTCATCTCAAAGGATTGGAACATAGGAACGAAACCGTCTCTATGAACGTTGACTGCCATCTGCATTGCAAGTACTGACTTACCGGTCTTAGGTGGCGCAATAATCGTCACAAGTTGTCCTGGTTGTAGTCCAGCAGTTGCTTCGTCAATAGTTTTAAAACCTGTAGCAAATCCTAGTAAACCATTTGGACGTGTCTTAATATTTGTGTAATCGTCAAATCGTTTGGTGGCGTTATCGGTTAGATCAATATCCCCCGACTCACGAACACCCTCATCGATTAACTTTGCAACACCTTGGCTTAGTACTGCAATAGCAGCGTTGTGATCACCGCTAGCAATAGCCTCAGAAGCATCTTGAACAACGGTGATTGCATGCTGACGTTTACGGTACTCAACTAGTTGATCTAAAAGATATTCAAGAGTGTCGTCTACAGCAAGCAAACGATATGTGGGGAAGTTATCGAGGACAGTAACCGCTGTAGGTACTTCCTGATACTTAGTCCAGTGTTGTCGTAGGAATCTCCATACCTGACGGTTCTCATCTACAAAGAACCAGTCGTCTGATACACCAGCTTCTAGTAGAGGAGAGATGTCACGTGTACGGACAGCTCTTGAGATTAACCTAACCTCATTATCTGCTGCCATTAAGCCTTCCCCCCCGTATCAATGTACTTGCTGCCGTATCGTAGACCACGTTCTGGAATATCCACAACTCCATAAAGTTCTGGCCTGTAAGGAAGTTCCGCTACCAGGTCTGCTACGCCAGGATATGCAACTGCATAGTTAAACGGATTTGTCCCAATGTTGTCTAAATCTTCTAGAACTTCATCCATCTCTTTTTGCGAATAACCAAAGCCAACTAATTCTAAGCGATAGCTGAACTTCTCTGCAAAACGCCAAAAGAAGGAAAGCTGCTGTCGGTTATAAGTAGACTCTTCACTAAATACCGGTATGCCCAAAACTTTTTTAACATTAGGTCTCTTATCAAGAATGCAGTCTAGAGTTACTACAATTCTTGGAGGAACCTCGTTAGATATATCGCCCCCACGCATAGTTACAGCACTTCAATTTTGCCGTAATTAATCAACAGGTTTCTAAAAGCTTTTGGATCTTTGTTTGCCACAGCGGCATCGATTTTAGAAGCTTTGCTGGAGATGGCAGTTGGGTAAACGCCATCATTCTCATCCATCCGAGTTCTAACGAATCGTGTGTGCTTGCAAGAGTTTCTAAACCCAAACCCGTCACAGTTGCAGCGCAACTTGAGAGAAGACATGTTGATCTCTACCTCATGAACACCTGTCTCTGAAAGAAACAGTTGCATTGCTTTCCAGTAAGTCATTGTTGTCCTCATCTACGTCGATCCCCTCTCGCTATTATGTCAATTGGAATGAAAGCTTCGTATGCAAAACTACCCATAGCTTCGCCATACACCGTTCCCCAACTTTTTAGAGGAACGTTTGTTGTAACGATAGTTGGAAAACCAGCATTAAACCTAGAACGTAGTAAAGCATCAAATGTGTTCTCTGCCCAACCGGTGGTGGTTCTGTGCTCCTTGCCAAGATCGTCTAGAACAAATGTTCGAACGTTATATTCTCTGGGACCCTCTCCGTAGATCCCATTGATCATAGTTTCGGTGGCGTCATCGAACTCTGACCACTGAGCCTTCTGGATCCTAAGAAGCTTTGGATAGTCCATAAACATGGCTGGGCGCTTTGGGTTCAAATCTGGCAACCCCCAGGCCTCCCTAGACATACCCCTAATAAGCTCCTGGAGGGCCGTAGAGGCGAGAGTAGTCTTGCCGTGACCTGGTTCACCTACTAGGAGCAATCCACGGCCGCA